ATAAAGGGGTTCCTGGACTAGTCCCATAAGAATGTGGAAATCCATATTTTATCTCAGACGAAAGATCTAGAAATTTTTCTATAACGAAGATATGTTGTACTTCAAATAGTTTTTCAGAAACTATAGGAAAAAGAACGGATCCTTCCCAATGGTTACCATTCCATTTAAAAATATATTGGTCCCCCTTTTTATCAAAGAATAAAAGATTTTCAAAAGTCATTCTATCTTACGTATTTGTTATTTTTAGAAACTGTATAGTTAACATAGTTCTTTATATACTTAGCAGTTTCAAACCAATAATAAACTACCTTTTCAATGCTAGCTAGTATGTCCATCCTATTTGCATCACCCTGTAATATGGGATTAGATAGGGTGTTGTCAAATATCTTACCCTCATAATCAAAACCAACATTAGATCTTTCGTCGTTCTGTGTTTTTATAAATTCGTACCAGCTTTGCTTTTCCATTTTAGTTTCCTGTTTTTAAAGAACTCTTAAGTAATCCATTTACTCTTGAATTATAAGTGTAAGGAACAATTGCTCTTATGTCTATATTTATAGAGGAAAGAGTTTCCATACCTGCACCAAGATCATAGAATATACCATTCCTATCGTCCCATCCTCCTGATATAACGACTATTTCGTCCTTACCTATTATTATGTCCCCAAATTCATCAAATCCTATTTCAGGTGCATTAGGATTTTGAGCTTTAGCAGCTTCATTTTCTTCACCAACAAAGTAAAGAGAAACTGAGTCTACTCCCTCGATTTCTTCCACAGCAGCAATTAGATCAGATTTTGGTATTTTATCTCTTCTTCTAATATTAAGGAAATAGTCACTAAGGGTGTTTGTTATTGTTGTTTTTATTGTGTCGGGATCATTGCCCTCAAACATTGTTAAAGCTATGTTTACAACGTATCTTTTTATAACAGGATCTAGTATTTTAACCTCCGTTGTAACTATCTTTTGTCCACTCTCATCCAAAAGCTGATATATCCTATCCCTCTGTGGCTGTGTTAGTTTAAATCTAGAAACAGGGATATCAAAATATGTTTCGTTGCTTTTTAATGTTAATTGAATGTCAGGAACAAGTATTATATATATGACATTATCATCATCAATATACTGATCATCAAATGTTGTAAAAGCCTCTATTATAGAGAATTGTCCAAATTTTTCAAAGAATGTTATGTAGTTAGTTGGATTGGCTAAAACAAAACTCCTGGAGGTCTTAGGAGCTATTAATCTTGTTAAATCTACAGATTCTTGATTTGCTCCCATTTGAGGAGCAATTGTACATGCAACTTGTAGAACCTCAGACAAACTAATAGTATTTCCAAATAAATCTGTACCTTCAGAATCAAAATTAAATATCACTTGGGAAGAATTTTCAACATTTATATTGCCATTACCTCCGGATGATTCAAGGTAGGTTACCTCTATAACAGATCCTGCTGCAGGGGGTAATCCAAAATCTCTATTACCAAAGAAAATATCAATTCCTGATATAATTGAACTTTTCACTAAGTATCCTAATCCGTTTCTTGGTATATCATATAGAGAATCATATCTCTTCCATTCTACTCCATTAACTTTAACATACACTTCAAAGTTTTCTATACCTGAAGTACCTCTAGATGAGATATTAAAACTCTGTAGCAGTCCTCCACCTCCTGTATATCGATTAACAGCAAGGGTTCCTTCCATTATCGAACACGATAACTGGGAAGTACTGTCAAGATTTAATCTAGTGTATTCTTGAGGAAATTTAAGCAAATAAATTTTACCATTATTAACACATTTTATTTGTGAGTTTCTAGGTATAAGAACTGCGCTTCCCCCTATATCCTCTATGTTTTTACCGTTCCATTTTATAGTAACTTCCCCTTTAGCTGATATGTTTCTAGTGGGGTTGTGTCCAGCTAATGTTGCTAAACCGTATATGGATGATTCCCTTGTAGCTGTGTTTATATTTAACTCTGTTATTGAGTCCTCTATAAAGAACAAAACAAATTGAGAAAGGTTGTCCAATACAAATATTATTTGTCCCCACACAGAAGCAACAGTAAACAACTGGTTGGACATTCCATATCTTGCTTGGATTAACTCAAATGTTTGAGATAATAAGTCCGATATTTTCGCTCTATTTTTTGGTATTAAATCCATCTTTATAATATTTTAATTCCTAATATAGGATTTCCTTTTATTGCAAAATCTATAATACAGGCATCTCTAGTTTCGCCCCTAATAAAACCAACTTGAAATTCAACATTAAAAAGGGAATAAGCTAAAGGCACGTAAGTAAGTAGGTGGAGATCTACTGCTCTTGTTAGAGTGTTCTGATCTACTTCAAGGTCAAAAATAAGACCTTCCAGATCTATTCCAAAATATGGATCTCCAAGAACTTCTCCTGGACTAGTAAGCATACAGTTTTTAATCATACCTATAAGTATTTCTACTTCATCATCGGTATGTAAAAGACCTTCCTTATAGTTTGGATCGTCTGGATTTCTTGGATAAATTTCGGAATATCTTGCCATCTTGTTCTATATATTCAAAGAAAAATTAAAGGATTATTTTATAGACTTTTCTCCTTTAGAATTATAGATCCAAAACTCAAAATAAATTCCAAGATCCAGACATGCTTGTTTTTTTGTTTTGTTTATGGATATAATGAATCCAAAAAAGAAGTGAGAGATTTCAATTGCTTAATATCATTGGTATCCTTAGGAAGATCCCTCATAATAGTTCCAAAAGCTTTTCCTGATTTAGATCTCCACGATTGAATTTTTTCAAGTATACACATAAATTTTTTTATATGTATTATATATACAAAACCTATTAATATTTCAATTCCATTGAAGGAAATAACTTGGGGTGTTCTCGTCTTTTATCATTTGGATAATCTCTGTTTTTTCCGTGGTTCCTATAGTTTGTATATTATTATAGTTAACCCTAACACCTCCCGGGAGATTATATTCGAATGTACCTAATAATCTACCGATATTAATCTTAGCCTCTGCCAAGCAGAATCTAACAAATAATTCGTCATCATATAGGTTTTCCTCTGGTATGTCTATATAAGCTCTAACTCCTACATCGGTGCCAGTAAAAAGTGTTGAAGAACTTCCTCCATCTGTTTGGTATGTTCTATTAGGATCCCTACCTAGAATTGTTAGTCTTTTAGTATTTTTGTTATAATTAAATGCGTAAGTTTCCAATAAGTAAGCTTTAGCAAGATCGAAGAAAGAGTATAGAACTGTTCTATAAACTAGGTTATCTCCAGCAAAAGGGGAAAGCATAAGCTCAGAACCTAATAATTTAGAATCTCCAAAATCCTTATCTGGTGTACCAATCAAACCAGATCCATTTACTTCTCTTACTTCATATATAGATCTAACGCACTGTGGCATTTGTATTTGTCTCGTAGCTCTAAATGCTTGTGTTGAAAATAATTCTCTACCTAAAACAAATATTCTGTCCTCTACTGCATACTGATAATTGTCATAAAAATAAGCTCTAGCTCTTTTTATAATCCTTTTTATCTCTTGCTCGTTTAGATTATATGGTAAGGCGCAAGAATGAGAGATGTCATCTCTTATCTCTTGGATTAAGTCTGCTTCAGTCATGCTATTTAATTATTTGATTTGAAATTTATTCCAGGTATACCGGAAGGCTTGGAGTTGTTATCAGAAAATCTAGTAGGCTGTGCAGGTTGATCCCCCTCATTTCTATTAGGGAATTGTTTTCTTTTTAAACTTCCTTTTAACTTCTTATCATCCTCTGCGTCATTAACAATTTCTGTTTCCGGTGATATACTAGCCAATTTTCCTATAAATCCAGATCTTATTATCCCACCAAATACTTCGCAGTTTATTTCTTTGTCCTTATTGTCGATATAACTGTCATGGACTGTATTAGTAAAATAAAGATCTGAAAGCATTATCTTAGATCGATTCACCTCATTGTTTGTTATTAAATCGCATTCTTCTATTGTACAGTCGTTTAATTTACATGTAAACATTCTACAATTCAATATATTACCAGCTATCTCTCCCTCAAGAATATCATAATCTTTAAGAAGATATGCTCTAGTTGTTTTTATATCCTTAAGTTGAAATTTGCCCAAAGAGCTATCATAGTTTATAAGCCCCTCTTTTATATTATTTTCAACTATTAAATCGTAAAGAACTTCTCTTATGGTAATGAAGAAAGATCTTAATATCTGAGTATCAGATCTTAGATCCACCATGATATTCATATGAGGATAATTTTTCTGAAATGTGTCAGGATCTATAAAGGTTGATGCGTTCTTGTAAATTTCATTTAAGAACATTCTTAACACCTTTAAGTCATTTTCTGTGAATCCATTATTGTATCTTAAAACACCTACAGTATAAGTTATTATATAATCTATTACCTCTTTTATTGAAGTGTATCTTTTCTGGTAGTCTTTCCCTCCTAAATATCTAACCTCAAAATATCCCTCAGGAAGTTTTAAGAAATTAATACCCATATTCTTCTCCAATGGTACCTCAAATAGATTTTTGTCTATAAAAGAAACATTAGTAGGATCAACAAACTTATTAACTGGAACTATTCTTTTAATTGATTTGGCGTAAAGAGACCCGGATCTTTCTGGAAATCTTTTATAGATGAAGTTTTCATCAAAACCTAGAATATACTTAAGAGTATTAAGTTGATTCATCGGTGGGACATCTGGATAGATCGATGTGTCGACACTTAATCCAAATTGAAAAGCACACTTTCTATCAGTGTAACCATTCTCGTCTATCCATTTTAAGGTTTTAATTAGTATTACTATAGCCTCAAAATACGGAAGAGGACCCGTGATGAATTCTACCATCTTGGATCCTCCTGAGTAATCTGGTTCTAGTTTAAAAATATCCTTGGTAGGTTTAAAGCTAGAATGATATTTTTTAAAGAGAAGTACCTTTTTTCCTAACACCTTTCCTAATTCACTCGCTATCTCATTCCTATTTAAGTTGCTGTAGAACTCAAATTCAAAACCTAGCTGAGTAGAGTAGAAAAAATCATTAGTAAGTAAATTAGCCAACTTTTATTTCTCAATTAATTGTATTTTAAGAGTAGAACTATCTACACTTAAGATCGAGAAATCAACCGATTGCCCAACCTCGTATTCTTTAATAGAGCTTACTAATTTCTCCTTTTCGATAAGGCCGGTTAATCCGTTTTCTATTTTTACAAAAACCCCGAAAGTTTTAATTTTAGTAACCTCTCCTTTATATATTTTCAAATTGGTATTTTCTCCTAAAACTTCGGACGAAGTATCCTTTATTTCCTGGATACTTTTCATTTTTTCATTCGGTTGTGTTGCTGATAAATTTATTCTTTGTGGATTTTTAATATCAATTACATAGAATTCTATTGTGTCTCCAGTTTGATATTTTTCTAAAGATGACCTGTTAGAATCATCAATCGAAATTATACCAGTGTAGATCTCATTCCATTCAACAAATACCCCATTGTTAGATAATCCAGTAACAACGCCTTCGTATCTAGTAGAGAATGATAGGTTCTGTACCTCTTTTTCTATAATTTTTCTAAGGTATTTTTTAAATGATACAACAAAAATATCTCTCTTTTGATCGTATACCTCAACCATTACAGTGAGTTCTTTACCTACATAGCCGGCAAAATTCATAATCCTGTTTGCTGCAGCAAGACTGCCAGGAAGGAAGCATTCTATTCCAGATAGATCCACCATAAATCCTCCGTTACAAACGTTCTTAACTCTAACCTTGAATGCACAATCTTCTTCTTTAATAGATCTATGTAGTTCTCTATTAAGTGCTTTTTCATATCCAGCAGAAATAGATCCATTAAATGCACCAGATGAATCTTTGTGTATCACCACATCAAGGGATTGACCAGGATTTATCTCTATTGCAGGATATCCTAGTTTTCTCATATTTTTCTCCTCCTTTTTGGTGTCTATTATAATAGTCTGACCAAATGGGGTTTCCCCTAGAGCAACTCCTCTTTCATTATCAATAGAAGTTATGGTTATTTTCTCTGAAGAATTATTTTGTATGTCCTTTCCTGTTATTTTTTTATTTTCCTCCGGAAAGGTTCCATTATACATAGCTTCTAATCTTTCTCTTTCAGCTACGTCATAATCGAAGGAACTAAAATTTTTGTTTTTCATATTATTTGGGTTTATCATTGTTTGTAGTATAAAATTGCATTAAAATTTCCAACAAGTTAATATTTTTTAGGATTAAAAGCTTTATTGAGTTCCTCGGGAAGTTCTGGTATAGGATATACAGGATCTGCAGACCCAAAAAAGAATTTAAATAATCCAGATACATCAGCGGCGCTTCTTAAAAATTCGTCTATATAGATAACATAGTATGTATTCCGAAGACTCATTCTTCTCCAAACCGGATGGTCGTCGCTCATTGCTATTGGGTTTATTATATTTAACACATTTCTTCCAATGAGTACTGCAAGAGGCCAAGGAATTTTAGAAATTAACTCGGATGAAGCAGTAACAACTGGTAAAACTATTTTATCAGGTAAAGGTGTTTTAGGAAGGCTTTTAAAGTATGTCCAGAACAAACTATAAACTATTCTAGCTGGAGGAGGTGCACCTAATCCTATTAAAGCCTGCTCGATCATATCTGTTGGTCTAGCAGGGGGAAAAACAGGAACCTTTAATACATTTAAAAAAGGAGGAACGTCAGGGGAATCTGGATTTATCAGATTTGTAACTAGATTCTTACTTAACTTCTGTATGTCGCTAGGTTCAAGATTTAAAAATTTAGGAGAATTGACATCGTTTATTTCCGGTAATAGTTTCTCTAATGCTCCAGCGTCCAATGATTTCGTAAGACCCTCAATAAGAAAAGATTTTATCTTAGATCCTGGAATAGTAATCTGTATAGTTCCACCAAGTCCAGGTATTTGTGTTAACTGATCTTGTTTAGGGGGAAAAACAGTGGGAAGTTCAAAAGCAGCCACAGCATTTCCAAATCCACCGTTAAGGGATCCGAGACAAGATAAAGGTCCTTTAGGATATGGAAATCTAGATATAAGAGGTTCTTCCTCATCTAAAGGTCTAACGGGATCAAAAGGACCTATCCTACTTAATCCTAATTTTTTAGAAACTAATTTTTTAAGATCTTTTACTCTTATTATTAAAATTGGATCCTCTCCCTCGTATCTAACATATCTAGAAAAATCCTCAGTAGTGTACTCTATTTTAGATAAGCCGTCCATGATTCTTATCTTCATTGCCTCTATAATAGGATTTTTTTTCTTTAAAAATTTAAGGGAACCTGGAGCAGAATTAGTTATTTTAATTTCTGGAAATTTGAACACTCCCTCGTATTCTCCACTCTCTACTACAGAAAAAGCACCATCTCTTACCTTTTTAATCACGGATAATTTATTCCCCCAAAGAATAGTACTAGTTATTAGTAAGGATGAACCTCTTATTTCTTTCACTAAATCACTAAATTCATCATCACTCATGGTTCTAGGATCTTTATCCTTTCTCATGAATATTTTGCTGGAATTAGCAACTTCAAAATTTTGTATTATGTATTTTGGTGGGCAAACTATTCTCATTAGTTTTAACACCTCTCTCATTTCATCCTTGAAGTTTATATAATCCGGACAATCAACAGGAACTAAACTAGCCCTCATTTCTTTTAGTATTCTAAGGGACTTTATTATACCAGGAATGTCTATCTTTAGCTTGTCCTTATCTTTAGGAAAATATATCGATTTAGGATCTGGTATACTCGTATTTAAATAATCACTTATTACATTTTTTAAAGCATCCTTCCTTTGCCCTATTATACTTTTTAGTTCTTCAGTTTCCGAAGAAATATCAGGGGAGGGTAAATCTAGGAGAGCAGATTTATTTTTGTATTCTCTTTCTTTTTCCCTTATCTTATTTTTTAGTCCCCTTTCTTTTTCTTGTAGATCCCTAATTTTTTGTATATTACCCGGAGGAGGAACACTATCAAATATTTTAGTAATATTTGATTTTATATCACCTAGCACTCTAGCGGAAGAATCTAAATTATCCAGGCCAAATCCAGGAAGAGGAATTAATTTATCTGGCACCCCAAAAGATATCACCTGTTTTATTTTCTCTAAAGGATCTTTTATTCTAGGATCAGATTTTCTTGGTATAAATCTAGGACCTCTAATACCAGTTAGGAAAAATGAACTGCCCGTTATAAACTCTTTTATATAAACCATAGGTGTAGGCATGAATCCCCCAATAAAAGGTATAAAGATAACTAGTATTCCTAAATTAAATGGAAGAGGTATAAGTATAGGAGGAACTATAGTCCATATCATGGGCAAAGGAATCCTGATATACGGATTTCCATCTATAGGATTAGGAATCGGAATAGGGATAAAAGCAGGAGGCAAATATCCTACTGGCCAATATTTAAATCCCAATCTAATTGTAGGTCCTTGTGATAGAAAATATTTAGGATCTTCTATTGGGGGAAGGCCATTAGGATAAGGAAGTATTCCGACTTTAGTAACATCCTTACAAAACTGTTTCCACCAGCATCTTTGAAACATTGTTGGACAATCTGAGCTTGGTGGAGACGACAACAAATAATTGTCTGTTTTAAAATCCGATCCTGGCTCTCCACAACAAACTGGAGGACAGTTTTCTTTATCATCCTCAGCAGGGGGAGTATCAGCACCTGCACATTTTATATCAGAAAACCTTTTACCAACATTTTCTGGGTTAATTGTCTCGTTTATCTCGTCTACCTTCTGAGCAGAAAGAAGCATAAGTTCTTTTATCTGCTCATATTTCTTTTTTACATTAAAATAGTTTTCTAGTATTCTAATTCCTATAACATCAGAAGCGGGTAAAGTCTTTGCTAATCCCTCACCAGCTCTAATAGCTTGTGTTCTAAGATTCTGTAAAGCTGGGTTTATGTACTGGTTTTTATTCTCCAGATATTTAGCATTCCATTTAGTTTTAAAATTACTATAGAAATCAGTAAATATTGGGGTAGGTTCTCCCTCCGCTGTAAAACCAGCAGGTCTTGTTTTTGATGGATCCCTGGCATCATTATCCCCTCTTTCTTCAGCAGTAAAAAATAACCAATTAGAAGATGATTTTTCTATAAGATTTCCATAAAGTATTCCTCTATCTTCAACTATTTTTTCAATTATGCTTTCCTTTGAATCATTCTTTTTTATTATCTTCTCTATGAAATCATAGAATTTAGCTACATCAGGAAATCCTGTCCTTATATTATTAATTTTTAAAAACTGATAAGTGCTTAAATACTCCGGGAAATAATTACTAAGCAATCCTCCGTTTTCTGCGTGCTCATTTCCTATTTTTATTTTTTGTTCGTCTGGCTCACTTACTTCGGATAAAGGTTGGGATGACAATCCTTTGAAACTTATCTTGTCAGGTTTCTTTGTTTTCTTATATGGCAGAGGAAATCCATAATCGGTAACAAAAGATAACTCAAACTGTAGTTCCCCTCTAGATTTAACAAAGTTTGTTTTGTATCTTACAGAAAAATCTTTCAAAGCTTCTAAAAAATCATACCCATAAGAGTCATAGGCATATGATTCAGTAGTTAAACTTAATTCCAGGGGGCTTTTAAAAACTCTTTCGTTTATGTTCAGTGAAGAATTTCCTTGGCCATAAACATCAGAAGTTGCAGTGTTAGAGGGAAGGAAAGATTTTTCAACATCCTCTACCGAAACAGGAGCATTTTTTCTTTGCGCAAGTGTCTCTACCGCTGCATCAAGTAAATCCTGAGTTTCTTGTATTTTATTTTCTATGATTGATATAAAGTTTCCTTCTATCATCACGGATCTTATGCCCTCTACATTTTCTTTAAATCTAAGTATCGCATCAGAAACAGGCCATGATTGTGTTGCATCATTATAGGTAACAGGAGATAAACCAGCATTTATCTGATCGTTAAAAAGCTGCTCCAGATCGCTGTCGCTTAGTTCTGTATCATAAACATCCAGAAGAAATAACTCCTCAGTGAATATGTTATTATTTTCTAAAAATAAAGTCTTGTCGTTGTTATATTTTTGTATCTGATCTATTAATTCTTTTTGGTAGATAGAAATTTGATCCTTGTAAGTCAATATAGAAATTCCTATCTGGAGATTAGTAGGATCGCCTCCTTCATTTTTAGGTACTCTTGAAAGCCAATTATCATATAGGGATTTTTGATATTCGTATATAGCTTCGTAATGATAGAGTATCTCCTCTAGATTTCTCTCTATCATTTGCCACCTAGCTAAAAGTTTTACATCTTCCTCTAATTTCTTACTTGCATCTAAAGCTGAAGAAACGCAAGCATCTATAGCATCAACATCCACGCTAGGAGGTTCTGGATCATTAACTTCCTCTCTTTTGAATTGATAGACGGGAGGATCACAAAAATCTTCTAGAGTTTGATCGAAACCAGATTTAGTTAAAATAGGATCCCCTGTTATAGGATCTTCTGGTATACCAGGTAAACAATCATCATCTATTATTGGATCATCCCCGTCGGGATAGAAATTAGCATCAAAAGCATCTACTCTTTCTGAAGTTGTATTTTCATCTACATCTTTAAAATCACAAGGATTTGTATTACTATTTTGGGTTTTTAAAACGCCATTTATTTTTTCTAAAGCTCCGTCTAAATTTATTTCTCCGTCCCCAATTTTAACGTGAACTATTTGCGTTCCGTTCATTATAAATTGTAAAGGGATTTCAAATCCCAGTACATTCATTTTTCTTTTCTTTCTAGATCCTGAATTAGAAGGCTTCCCTAGTAACAATGGATCTAAATTGTCAAATATTTTTTCATTTGTTTTTTCTAAAAATTCAGGATTTTTATTTTTAAGATATTTAACAATCCCATCCGAAGGTATTTTTTTAGAAAAACCTAGATCCCTATTACCCCCCATTTTTACTCCTAGATCCTTTTCCGAGACTGGTAGGTTATCTTTATATTCATTAGAGTCTAAAAGCTCGTTATACAGCTTAAAATCATCTCTTTTAAGGGTTTCTAAAATGATCCTGCTATATAAGTCATCGCCCTCGTATTTACAGGCAAGATCCTCTATGTCTTTTATTGGGATAGGAGGCTTTTGTGGATTTAAGCTGTCTATAATAGAATTAACCTCTTTCTGACTTTTATCTAATTCTCTTTCGAATCCCTCCTTAGATTGTAGATCTTCATAAGGGATATTAAAATCCTGTCCACCAGATATTATATTTAATATCTCATCGGTAGACATCTCGGAAAAATCCTTACCTAATAAATCATCTATTCTAGATCCTATATTATCTGCCATATCATACTCCAGTTATTCCGCTAGTTCCTGACGTTCCACTGGTGCCAGATGTCCCAGATGTTCCCACATTAGGTATACCAACAGGAGAATCAGCATTAGCAGGGACGGTAGGAAAGTCTGGTGCATTTTCTCTAGTAACTCTAACAGTCTGACTTGTTGCTAATTGTTCAAAGCTAGACGCCAAAGTTGAATTAACCCCAGGTGTGGCTGGCATTTTACTATCAACCGATATAGCTAGTTTTTTTAAAAAATCCCAAAGAGGTTCAGCACAAACTGCCGAAAATAAAGGGGAGTGTCCAAGATTAGTTGTTTTTCCATCCATCCAAACTTCTTCAGAACTGTGTTTAATCCTAGTCACTGCAGTGTTTTCTATTTCCTGGTCTGCATACTTAGTTATTTTACCGCCTTTTAATTCTATCGATGCAGTGTCATCAGCATGTGTAATTAGTATAGAATTATCGTTCCTAATAATTATTTTAGATTCTTTTAAATCTATAACTAATCCCTTCTCTACGGTGTAGTACATCTTTAATCTTTCTATACCATCATAAATTAAAGAATGAGCTCCGTCGTAGCTAGCTCTGATTTCGTCTACTAAATCTGGGGATAATTCCTGAACTGCTTTGTATTCTGGACTGTAATAATTTCCATTGTTGAATTGGACATGTACTACTGATCCTAGCTTGGGAACAGATATTCTTCCAGATCCTCCTCCTAGTCCATAGCTTTGTTCAAATCTTTGATGCGACCATGGAAGATCAGCATCCCCTAACTCATCAAAAATACCAAATATCCTAACTTTAGCCCTTCCTTTGAATTCTGGATCTTTGTTATCTACAACTACACCCAGATAGTGTGATATCTCAGTATTAGGTTTCTCTAGTTTATTTCTGTCTACTAATCCCATTTTTAATTATATCTAAATATTACTGATTGTTTTCATTTCCTGACGAGGGATATACTCTTCCTATATTAGATATATTAATCGGTCCGTTTGATCTTCCATATTGAGATTCGTTTATGGATTCATAATTTCTCCCGGGTGTTCCTAAATCGCTCCCTGGTACTTTTTTGTAAACATCATCATTCAATATGCTATTAACATTAGATGGAAGGTCATAAGAAGTATCATTAACACTAGGATACTCATTCTTTACTTCTTTGTATACCTCTCCTAGATTTTCCTCTTTTAAACCGGTCTCAGTATAAACCTTCTCATTTAATCCTGGATATTTATTCTCTATATCATCATAAACATCCCCTATGTTTTCAGTAGGTAAAGATACAGGATCCTTGTATTCTTTATCGCTTAAACTACCATATGTGTTAACCTTTTCTGGATAAACATCTCCTATGTTTTCAGAAGAAACCCCCTGAACTTCACCATATTCTTTATCACTTAAATTTCCATATGTGTTATTAGTATCTGGATAAACGCTTCCAATTTCATTAGTATTTATAACCGAAGGATCTGTATAAACATCATCATTTACTGGTGGGTATTGTCTTTCTGGTAATCCTAGATCAGAACCTGGATTATTATCATAAGCATCCTCATTTGGCTCTGGATAGATCCTGCCGGGTACACCTAGACTGCTTCCTGGTACATTGTTATACTCATCATCCTGAGCTATAGGATATTGTCTATCAGGTAATCCTGAATCTGGTCCAGGATTGGTAGAGTAAATATCCTCATCTACCGATGGGTAAACTCTTCCAGGTACACCTGAGTCTGATCCTGGTACATTCTTATATTCGTCTCCCCCTGGAGCAGGATATTGTCTATCAGGTAATCCTAAATCAGATCCTGGATTATTAGAGTAAACATCTCCGCTAGCAGTGCCTTGTGTTCCAGATTGGTTATTGTATGCAGTTCCTAGATTTTGCTGGTTAGGATTGGGAACTCCTAGATAAGCATCCTCACTAATAGTTGGATATTGTCTCTGATCTGGTCCTCCTAGTCCTTGTCCCTGAGGGGTATTATCAGCAAAGGGGTTAGGTATGCCCTCTTTCAACGTGTTAACTAGAGACTGAACATTTCTTGTTGCAGCTCCAACGTTAATACCACCAAACCCGTAGATATTACCTAATAAAGCACCTTGTAGTAATTGTACCCCTTGATCTTTTAGATCCGCTACGCTATTTGTTATAAAATTAGCGGCTAAGCCAGCAAAGTATTCTGAAGGATTAGCTTTATCATCGAAGGTAACTGGCTGTAGTCCTTCGGTTCCTTTGTAATCATAATCAGTATATGGACTTGTCTTTGATCCCCAAATATCGGAAAGGACCATAGATTTTATATTGTCTTCTTTCTTTATAACATCCGATAGAGCATTAAATTGTATTTTGTAATCCTTAACTCTTCCTACATGTATCTTAAATTTGTTAGTAACAGCAGATCCTCCTTTGTTATCTATTGAAGCAAAGGAAGGATATGAATCATCAAAATCAAATTCGCATTGATCAAATTGGTAAATAAAAGCATATGGTCCTAATGTATACGATCCAAATTTATCCTGAGGCTCTTCTTGTGTTATTCCTAAAGCATTTGTTGATTTTTGCAATAGTCCTCCTGTATTATCTAAAAATCCAGTTTGACTATTAAAACTGTCTAGGAAATTTGCTGCTTGTGCAACGGACGGAATAGAAAAGGGATTTAAAACATCATTTATACCGTAGCTCATTTGGATATTTCTTATCTCCGAAACAACTAGCCACATTCTAAATTTTCTAAGATTCTCTGGTAACATTACACGATGATATGTGTAGTCATATATTGCTTTTCTGTAAAGTTCAGATAAAGAAAATATTCTCATATCAATAGATTCCATACAATCTATTGTTAATGTACCCATTCTTTGTGGCTTGCCTCCAGGCTTGTGTATATTTTTTATATCAACTTTTAGTAGCTGATCTAGTCCACTAATTGATTGGAAGTAGTAGGGACATTTTTCATTTATAAATCTTAAGCCTTTCTTAAATGATTCTAGCATTTGCTGTCTTTTAACAGATCTCTGCGCAAGGAATCTTTGAGCTCCCATGTATCCTACCCCTCCACCATTTATATTAAAGGCTCCCTGCTGTGCTCTAGAGTTTACTTTAAATTTACTTCCATAGAAAAAATCAGTATCACTATAGAAATTACCATTTCCTGATTTTTTTTCGTTCTCTTGTAGTGCTATAATATAATTGGGTAAGTCTTGTTCTGCAACTCCACTATCTCGTGCGGCACTGTTTATCTCTTTATCATTTTCTATGCGTTCGGTTGGTCTAAAAAGAGGAGAAGGGGCAAGGAAAGTTTCTGGGTCCATTATAGAAGTTTCCCCAAAATCAAAAATAAATCTAAAATGTAAATAAGTAGGATCTTCTTTTTTACCGTGCTTAGTAGTTGATACCCCCTTTAAGAAAGTTTCTCTTTGTCCGTCTACTTTTCTTTTAAGAGCATCCCCGTCGGGAATTAGCTTACTTCCTAAAGGACCGCTTTTAAAATCAGATAAAAAATTTGCCATATCCTTTTAATTATTATATATGTCGCCTTTCAGCTTTTGTGTATTTTCCTGAACGGTAAAGGAAACATTCTTAGCTAGGTCGTTGAAATCAGCATCGAATATTTTAGGATCTAAAGGAATAGGCTCTGAAGCTAATCCAGGATTTAGTGCCCATTGTTTTTTTCCTAGTAGCATGGTCTGATATATTCCCTGCTCATCATACTCTACGGTAAATCCAAGTACAACATAATTACCGGAAAGGAAAGCGTTTATTGTTCTTTTATCCGGATCATTAGAAAGAGATTTTTTTTGATCCCCTACTGGACTATAACTAGAAGATGCTCTCACTTCAGGATTACCCTCAGAGAAGATTGCTACAGGAAATGTCTGTCCTCTATATAGGAAAGGTGTCCATGACCTATTTTTAACTCTAAGTATTATTTTATATGAATCATTTCTATTTAAAATATTCTGAGTGGAGGCTTGCTGGAAGTTTTCGTGTACATTTTCAAAATACATAGTTCCAACATAGGTCTTTTTTATTTCCTCCTTGTAAGTGTTTTCTCCTAATCTTCCCTTGTTCAGTGTGTCCCTAGATCCTAAATTTTTATTTGTAACAGACTCTATATCATATTCAACAAATTTATTCTTAGGCTTATCCGAAACAAGTTTACTATCATAGAACTGTATCTTTTGGAAATATCCCAGATCTTTGTTTATACTACCGGCATTTTGCTCTAAAGAAAGGTCGCTAATAAAAAGAGGAGATTTACTAAACTGTGTAGAATTTGTGAGCAATAAAGGAAATTCCACTTCGTGGGTCTCTGGAGCTCCTCCTCCAGAAAAAACATCACCAAATGAGTCAGCTCCATAAGCCATCCTCATATTTTCCAGATTGGGATTTACGTCGTCAAATTGTTTTTTTAGATTTATTAAATTTATATTGTAATATTGATCTATCCAACAATCAAAGTAATCCTCTTCGCTCAACCAAGCATTGTTTACAATGTCTTTTATTAAAGTCTGATAATCTAGATTAGGAGATATCCAGTTCATCGAATCATTGGTTTTTGCTTCGTTCGAAGCATACCCTAGTCCTAGATCTTCAGATATTTTTAAAAGAGCATCAGAGCTATTTCCACTAAAACTTTTACAGATGTGTTTATAAAGCTTAGGTATTCTAACCTCCGCCATTATTGTGTATGTCTGATATTTACCTGTAGAGGGTGTGTAGTCTGTATAAGGACCACCATTAAAAGGTGCTATAACTTCATTTATTATAAAGTCCATTCTTATAGGTTTAAACATTTCCCCATAAGGTCTTATGTATACAGAAACTATATCTCCGTCTTTGGGATAAGAGGTAAATATAAATTTTTGATCTATCGTTTCAAATCTAAAAAGAAGTGTGGGCTTAAATCCAGTGAGATCTAATTTAAAGTACTTTATACCACTTATTATTTCTGTGTTTATCCTAACCAAGGGGGTAGTTGATCCAAAATACTTCTTTTGTACGTTTCCGTTCTTTTGGTCGTTTAATTGGGTGTTTCCATCTTGGTTAGAAGTGTCGATCACGCTAAGTTCATCCAGAAATATATCCGGATTTCTATACTGTAATATCGCCTTCCTTATGTTTATTTCTGCAGGCATATTCTATCTCCTAAAAATGTTCTTTTGTGCTAATTTTGTTTTTATATCAGTAACAGAAACGTTTTTCTTTGCTCTACTCCTACATTGTCCTATATCAGGTCCAAATATTAGTCTTCCCTCAGTAACAAGTATTTGTTGCTGTCCCTCTTGTAGTAAATTAGGAGGAAGGGGGACTTCTGCTAGATTAGACACGTTTTTAGCGTTAAGATATTCTAAACGATCTTTGCTAACCTGCGATATTTTATCCTGTAGCTCTTTCCTGAAAGATCTTGCTTTTTGTTTTTGGGAAGAAACAGCCTTACCACTCTGAAATAAATCGGTAACCATTTGATCTCCTGGTACTAATAATATCTCTCCTGAATTAACACTTAATGGATTTGATATATTATTAAGTTTTAATAGGGTTCCTAATCTAGATGTGTCACCTAGATATTGCATAGAAACTAAATCAGGCCTCATTTTTGTTTCATCAGTAACAAAAGCTATTGCTTTTATAGAGTATCTTACTGCTCTAGCAACCCATGAAGGAGTTAACAGGTCAACATACCTATCCTGTGTATTAGGATTAGTAAAGAAGGGCTTATCATTTATAATATCTATTGTTAGCATTTTTTATAATTTATATTTAACCGCCTGGTCCCTGAGCATTAGTTTCTGTTCCTGTAAGAGGATCTATATTTTCCTCTACTATATTGTAAATGTTTTGTCCTGCAGTATTATTAACAAAGTTACCTTGAGTGTTAACAAAGGCATTGGTGGTTTCTTTGCTGCTAACTAGCTGACCTAAGTACAATCTTCCGTTACCCCTATTAAACATAGATTCGCAATCTCCTCTGTGTCTTTGCCTTCCTGGTAGAAGCTGTAATGAAACAGTCATTTCAGTTGGAAAATCATCAGGTCCTAAATCGTCATTGAAATTTATTTTTACATTGTTACAAACCAAATTACCCATCATGGCTATAGGATTTAAAGGGTTACCCACAGTCAAATGCCATTCTCCCGTTGGATAACCACTTAACATGATTGGACTGTAGTAGATTTTTTTAAGGAATGCCTCGGATAGCATAACGGCAATCGATTTAGAAAGCTGTGTTCCCTCAAATTTAAATGTGTCAGGATTGCTTATGAATTTCTGAACATCAGCATAAACAGCAGAAACTCCTTTATTTACTTCTTCCTCTTGCGCTTTAGCTTTATTAACTTCACCAGCTGATAACATTTTTCCCACCACATCTCTTATATAATTAATAGGATCAGTTATAGATTTTGCATATCCAGCAGGACCTCCAGGGAATCCCATACCTACTGCGGTTTGTTGTATTCTTATCTCGGGTGTCAAAAACTGTCCATAGTCAGTACCAACAGATAATACATTGGTCATTAAATCTAGAAATAGCAATTTAGAATTAACCTCACCTGCAGAAGTAAGAGTATAATGAAAATTCAGGGTGAAACCATTAGTCCCTCCAGAAAATCCTTGCTGTCTAATTGCAACTTGATTTACTGTGTTTAGATTAACGAATATTTTTTTAGAAAGCGGACCATCTGCAGTCACAGCTTCATCTAAAAGAGCTCTTTGTAATTTATTTATATTTTTTTCGGGAGCAACTATAGTACCTATCAATTTATCAAAAGCCTCTATATCTTCCGCTCCTATAGTGTTAGTTCCACTAGTTATTGCTGCTTTTATTAAATCTCCGTACGGGGTGTTCATTAATCCAGGATCCCCAGTCTGTTCGTTTTTCATTGGTTCCTGTGTTTGTAAAGAGAAATTTAATCCTGTATCTATACCTAATATGGTACTAAGATTGTTTTGTGTTTCTCCTCCGAAAAAAGTAACTAATTGAGCAACTGGAAGAGATGTATTAAAAGCAGCATCAGTATCCTGTAATATACCTAAGTCTTTTATTGGCTCTTTCGGCTTATCATACTGCGGAATCAGCGATCCAGAAGCACCGCTGACGGCGCTAAAATCACCAACCATATCATTAGCTATAACCCTTAAAGAATCTAATGTAGGATGGGCAAATCTTCTTAGAGTTAACATCCTATTGTTCGGAAGTATCCCGTAGTATTTACAAAATATAAAATCCTTTACGTTGTATATTTGGCCTCTATAAGGGCTATTAGGATTTAAGTAATTTGGGGTCTTTCCTCCCCCTCTAACTGTGTCTATTATTTGTCTAGCAGTGGGATTTCTAGATTCAATAGGAGATATTTTAGTTAAACCCCCGGGTACTTTAGCTTTTCCTGATGGTTCTGATAGTTCTGATTCGTGATATTTAACACGATCTTTAGATCCACCTAAAACATAATAAGCAAAAAGACCTCTATAAACACCATCGGATGTTGCTGCGTCATAAAATAAACTCTTAGGAAGATATCTTAATTCAGAAAGTTCATAGGTTGCAAAAGCTTTATCACTAGGAAAAGCATATATGATCTTGCTGTTATAATACTGTACATCACTTACTACTTGACCAGCATCTTGGAGATTTTTTATATCATTTAAAGCTCCTCCTTTCTCTAATACGTGCTTGGGTTCTTCTGCCATATAGTATATACCCGAGCTTTTATTCCTCTATTAAAATAATATCACAAAAATCGTAATCTAAAATTTCTAGGATTTTATGTTTTAAAAGATCTACAAAAGGATCAGTGGGACTATCATAGATCACGACAAGATTCGATCCAGTGGAAATCTTAGATTTAGAACTAGTTATTTTCTTGTGAAGCCATTCTTCAAAAATGTACTGTCTTATTTCATTCATAGACGAAGGTGTAAGATTGTTATTCTTAAACCATAGATTAACATCTATTACATGGAAGTTCTCACAAGAATCCTGATTAAAGGACTTTAACTTGTCTGCTTTAGGAATTATAAAAGATTTATTAGACACTATAAATCAATTATCTTTTTTTCTGTTTCTTTGCTCGGTCAAATTTCTAAGTCTAATGAGATTACCCATAGCTTTAGCTCTTTCTTTAGACTCCTCACTAATTTCTTTTTTCTTTCCGAGAAGGCCCATCTCTTTTGCAGCTCTTCTTCTTTCTTTTCTATTTGGTAGATTCATCTTCTTCCTCTTTACTGTTAAAAATGTCTTTAAATGTTTTTATGAATAGTGTGCTAACTAAAGAATCCTCTAAATTTAAAGCCTCGTCTATAGATACAAGCTCAAATTTAGTGTCTCTTTCTGATTTAGAACCATCGGTTTTTTTTTCTTTTGAAACTAATCCCGTAATATTTACTGCAAAGCATGGATTAGAATTTATTACCATTTTAGATGTATATAGACTTCCTAAAAACTGCCATCTTTTAAGATCTTCAACTAGAAAACCAGATTCTTCCTCCATTTCTCTAACTGCTGTTTGATATATGTTAGAGTCTTTATCTTCTTGAGAACCAGTTATTAGGGTTTTTGACATTCCTCCTGGTCGTTGATCCAGTACCTCTGATATTATTCCTATTTTAGATGGAAACCCTTCCTCATTTAAAGTGTAGGGCATTATAATAACCCCCGGATTTATTTGACGAATGAATAGATGCCCGTCTATTTCTACAACCTCCCTATTCTTCGTTTTTTGTATTACTGTTTGTTCCGCCTTTTCGTAAAGTTCCATTTGATTTATATATATCCTTTATATTTATCCGTAGGCTCTCTTTTATTATTTCGATATCTAAATCTCTAACAACAAACTCTATAATTTCTTCCTCCGCTTCATCAAAAGATGAGGTTAGAACATTATAAAGATTCTTAGTAGGTAGGTTTAATTTGAGATTAATCCCAACCTCTACCCAATTTGGTTTTTGTTTTTGTAAAAGGGAAACTATAGGATTTTCTAAATCTGGAACCTTAGCTTTAGATTCAGAAAGCATTACATTTTTAATAGGTAGATTACTGTTCTGTACTACCGGCTCGTTATGGACTATAGAAGATGAATCTATTTGCATCATATACTCATTCAACAAAGCATAGTTTATTCTGGATCCACCTTTAAAGTTTATCCATATTATTCCAGTAGTTGGATCTTTGAATACACTTTCATATTCGCAAACAGTACCAGAATTATCCCCTTTAGTCCATTTATAAAGAAAGGATTTAAGTTCTCTGTCAAGAAACTCAACATCTATCTCTTCCATGTTTTCCATATTATTATTTTTTCTTTTTAGTACTTTTTTTAGGAGATTCCACATCTTCTATAGTTTTTATCTTTGTAAATCCCTCCCTTGCTAAAGCAGAAATCCAGACATCTAAATCTTTTGCTATTATCCAAGTTTCTTCATATCTTTTGCTTCCGTAGCTGTTTATTATAAGTATGTTGCTCATATAAGGTCCTTTGTGCCTGGTTATTTCTACATAATTATTACCTTTCTCTTTAGAAATAACCATTTTTAAACCTTCTTCTAGATTCATACTACATTTTATAGGTTTATCATGGTAAATAATTTCAAATTATTCTGTTTTATGAACCTGATAAATTTCATTAAAATCATCGGGTGATATTAAATCAAGTATAACCTGTCTATTTAAAGTGAAAAAATCCCAGTTAGTAGCCTGATCCGGAAATACGTCGATCGTTTCGCTAGAATCTTTAGTTAATATTCCAACTCCCCAATCGGTATCAACCGTTACTAATTTTAAATCATTCCTGTATAGTCTTAATTTTATTAAAGAAAGATATACCGTTCCGTTCCAATCTCCGTTTGCAGGAGCTGTAAAAACTGGCATTTCCGCAGCATGATGTTTTGTTGGGGGGTTACAGTCATGTAGAACAATAGTTCCTCCCTCAGCAAGATACTTCAAAGAATTTTCAATATCCTTATCAACCTGAAAATCCAAATGCAATCCATCGATAAAAACAATATCAAATTTTTCTTCCGGATCTATAGATTCGAAAAAAGAATCGGAAGTCATTATATGTGTAGTGTGAGGCGAAGTGGGAGCTGGGTCTACTCCGGTTTTATTTTCGCAAACTATCTCTTTGAAACACTCGCCGTTTCTTACACCTATTTCAAGATAGTTACTGTATCCTTTGTTTTGAATAATTCTGTTTATTATATCGTATCTAGTCATAATCATATTTTTATAAGTTCCATTTTTGTTTAAATATAGGGTAAGATCCACTAGTCATATTATACATAGTTTGTTGATCATTAACCACCCTTTCCGTTGTTTTTCCTATGTTTTTGTCATGATGTACAACTACAGAATTAGTAACTAATATGTGTCTAATTCTATTTTTCATTAATTCCATAGAGTAATCGTTATCACAAAACCAGTGGTGAAATCTTTCGTCCAAG